GAGACTGAAGACATCGCCGCAGAGGCAAAAACTGAGATTGCAGAAAAAGCCACGACTTTTCCAGGCGCTCCTGATTGGGTTAAGACGCCAGAGGATTATGAAAACTGGCTGCGCTCTAAATCAGCTAAGGCAGGTTTTGCATCCACAGTAAAAACATCTCCAACCGGGTTAGGCCCAACCTTGATGACCGAAGGTGTTAAAGTGACTTCGCTCTCAGGCTAATGGCAGAGTACGGTAAAAAGGGCAAACGGCCCGATCCAGAAGCGATCATTCGACGCTGTAAGGATCTAAAGAATAAGCGTGAGAACTGGGACAACATATGGGACGAGGTCGCGACGTTTGTTCTGCCGACCCGTGCCGACTTTGTTACCAAGCGCGCCTACGGCGACAAACGCGACGAGGATATTTATGACTCGACCGCGATCACGTCTAACCAGACCCTAGCGTCCGGCCTGCACGGCGCCCTGACAGCGCCCAGTGGTCGCTGGTTTCATATCCGCTACCGTGATGAAGAGCTAAACAACGACGACGCTGCGATGGAGTGGCTTGAGGATTCGGTCGATCGAATCTACAAAGCCTTAGAAGAATCTAACTTTAATTCCGAAGTCAACGAGCTGTACTTAGACCTTTGCTGTTTCGGTACCGCAGCCATGCTGGTCGAGACCGATAAAGCCGACAATCAGGACTCGCTCAACTTTCGCACGGTTCATCTTTCCGAGATTGCGGTTGCCGAAAACGTCGACGGCAAGGTCGACACTATATATCGCACGCTGAAGTTCTCTGCTCGCCAGGCGAAACAGCTGTTCCCAAAAGAAGACCTGGGCGAATCAATCGAGCGCGCGCTTGAAGATAAGCCAGACAAAGAGTTTGAATTTATCCACGCCGTATATCCGCGTGACGGCGTTGTGGCGATGGACCTTGCGAAAGGTGTCGATCGCCCGTGGGCGTCGTGCTGGGTGCAGGTCAGGGATAAAAAACTTATTAAAGAAGACGGCTATTATGAGTGTCCGTGGATGGTGCCGCGCTGGTCGAAACTGTCCGGCGACGTCTATGGATTCTCGCCTGCCATGATGGCGCGAGCGGACATTCGCACTCTTAATGCTGCCAAGCTGTTTGAGATGCGTGCTTGGGAAAAGACAATTGACCCGCCGACACTTGCAGCCTACAACGGCATCATCGGTGATCTGCGTCTTGATCCTGGCGGTCTGACTTACGTCCGCGACATCAATGGTGTGCGTCCGATGCAGAACGGCACGCAGTGGCAGGTCAGCCAGATCAAGTCGAGCGAGTTGGTATCCAGCATCCGTCGCGCGTTCTTTAATGATCAGCTGCAGCTGCACGAAGGCCCGAACATGACCGCAACCGAGGTCCGGGCGCGCATGGAGCTGATGCAGCAGATCTTAGGCCCGGTGGTGGGTCGACTCCAAAGTGAATTTCTAAACCCGTTGATTCAGCGCGTGTTTATGCTGATGTTCCGCGCCGGTATGTTTCAGCAGCCGCCGCAATCACTCTTGGATGGCGGTAACAAGCTCGACGTCGAATACGTCTCGCCGTTGGCGCGAGCGCAGAAGATGGAAGAAGTGTTTGCCGTGGAACGCTGGATCGGTCAGCTGGCGCAGATGGCACAAATCAATCCGATCGTTATTGACGTCGTGGATTTTGAAAACATCGGTCGGATGATGGCGAAACGTCTTGGTGTGCCGGCAGAGGCCATCAAGTCGATGGAGCAGATGCAAGAACTAAAAATACAACGACAAAGAGAACAGCAAGCCCAGGAACAACAGATGGCGCAGATGATGGCCCTGCAACAAGCCCAAGGCGCCGCGCAGACGGCTCAGGGAATTGAGCAGGCCGGTCAGGAGAACGTCGCTGGTGTGATTGCTGGTCTACAGCAAGGATGATCAATCAAAAAGATTTTATAAATAAATGGCGCAAGATCATGGATTCGCCTGACGGCGAATTGGTGATGGCAGCGTTATTCGAGCAGTACATTTTGCGTACTTCTCACACCCCTGGAGATCCATACCAAACGGCTTTTAATGAAGGTCAGCGGGATGTGGTCAATTTTTTAATCAATCTAGTCCGCGAGGATAACTAGTTATGAGCGAAGAAGCCGCAGCAGCAACAATAATGACCGAAGCGCCAGCAGAGGCGCCTCAAGAAAACACAGCAGTTGGCAGCTGGCGAGAGTCACTGCCCGAAGCCATACGCGAGGCCGGCGCACTGCGCGACATTCCTGATGTCGCTACGTTAGCTAAGGCTTACACCGACGCGCAGTCGTACATAGGACGCAGCATCCGCATTCCTGGTGAGGATGCAGGCGAAGACGTCTGGAATGACTTTAACGCCAAGCTGATGAATGTGCCTGGCATGGGTCGGTTCCCTGGTGACGATGCGACGCCAGAAGAGTGGGACGCCTTTTATGCTCGCGCCGGTCGACCTGGTTCTGCAAATGACTACCGTATTGGTAACGAAGGGCGCGCCCTGGACGATGCCGAGCAAGCGCTGCTTGAGAAGCTGCATGAGCTGGGACTTAACAACAATCAGGCGAATGGCCTCGTGGATTGGATGAACTCCGGCGTCCAGGAAAACAACAACATCGCCGAGCGCTCTCAGGCCGAAGCATTGTCGCAGCTGAAGCAGGATTGGGGCCAGGCGTTTGACGTAAAGATTCAGGATGCCAGGGCCGCGCTTAATGTTTACGGCGGCGAAGAGCTGGCGCGTGAGCTGGAGGCTACCGGCCTTGGCAACAATGTTGCGCTGGTCAAAGCGTTTGCAGAGATCGGTCGCGGGTTTTCTGAAGATCCGGCTATGGCAGTTGGCGATCGAAGCCAGCTCGGTGTGACGCCTGCAGAAGCGCGTCACCAGATCGATGAGATCCTGTCTAACCCTGCGCATCCTTATAACGATGCCAACAATCCCGGCCATGACGCCGCGATTGAAAAAGTTTCAAAACTTTATCAGGCGGTTTACCGTTCTGATGATAAGGCCGAACCCGATATGTTTGAACGGAGGCTTGGCCTCGGGTAGCGCGTAAGCGTCCGAACCTTATGACTAGGTAGGTCATCGCCGACGGGCGTTAAACGCAGATGAGTCCGTAAGGGTAGCTCCTCGAAAAAAGACGGCCGGCATTAGCCGGTTTTTTTTATTGCTTTTTAAGAGGATTACATCATGGCCTATTCAGGCGGTAATTGGTATGCACAACAGTATCAAGATGCTGTTATGCAACTTGCCCAGCAGCAGGGTAGTAAGCTGCGTCCGTTGGTCTTTTCTAAGACCGCAAACAGCGAGAAAGTAAACTTCGAGCGGCTTGGTGCAACGGCTGCCGTAGCAAAAACGACTCGCTACACCGCAACTCCAAACGTCGAGATGACTCACGATCGACGTGTTGCAACGCTGTCCGACTACCATTGGGCGACGATGCACGATTGGACGGACGACGTTCGCATGATCGTCGACCCGAAGGGTGCGTACACCAAATCCGGCGCGTGGGCGATGGGTCGTGCAATCGACGATCTCATCATCTCTGCCGCTACTGGTAGCGCGACCGACGGTGCGGGTTCGAGCGTTGCGTTCACGGGCGCTCAGACTGTTGCGGAAGCTGGTACGACCGGAATGAACTTGGCGAAGATTCTCGAAGCCAAGAAAATTCTGGACGAGAATGAGGTCGAGAACGAAGATCGATACTTCGTGCTTGGCTCGCAGGCTTTGCAAGACCTGCTTAATGTGACTGAAATCAAGAGTGCCGATTACAACTCCGTTAGACATTAGCGGCATAAAGCAGAAATGCTTTATTGAAAACTCTGTGAATTGCTGGGAACTCTCTTAGAGACAATCAGCAGCGAAGCCCCGCAAGGGGAACGTCCAACGACCATCCCGAAAGGGAGTAGGCCCAAGTGGGCCGAAGCGCAGAGCGCCCGAAAGGGTGATGAGATGGTCTGCTCTTACAGGCGACTGTAAGCAGCCGAAAGGCGGCTTGAGGGTTAGCGTCCTCAAGTGAACAAAAGGTAAGGCACTGGTAGAAGGTCAGATTGACTCCTACCTTGGTTTCAAGTTCGTTCGCAGCGAGCGTCTGGCAAAAAACACCAACATCCGTGATTGCATCGCGTTCCAGAAATCTGGTCTCGGTCTTGCCATCGGCAAAGACATGGTGACTAAGATCGATGAGCGTCCTGACCTGTCCTATGGATGGCAGGTTTACATGGCTTGGTCGATGGCGGCCACCCGTGTCGAAGATGCGAAAGTTGTGAAGGTGCAGGCTTACGAAGCTCCGTAAGGCTAATACCTTCTCTCCTGGGGATTGGCCGGCCTTCGGGCCGGCCTTTTCTTTATGAATAGAAACTACAGAAAGGAATACGACGAGTACCACGCCACGCCAGAGCAAAAGAAACGACGAGCATCGCGAAACGCTGCGCGTCGAATGATGCAGGCAGCTGGCAAAGTGAGAAAGGGCGATGGGAAAGATGTTGATCACAAAGACCGTGATCCGCAAAACAACTCGCGCAGCAATCTGCGCGTTACCTCAAAGAAACAAAATAGAGGATGGCGTAAAGGGGCTTAATGGCTACCAGCAAACTATCTATTATTAACGACGCATTGACGTTGTTAGGCGCGAATCGCATCACGTCGCTGACTGACGGCAGCACAGAGTCAGCGGTTATGAACCAATTGTTCGATAGCGTACAAGACGCTGTCTTGCGTGCGTATCCTTGGAATAGTGCTACCTACAGACGGCAGCTTGCAGCGTCCACGGATACGCCAGTGTTTGGCTACAGCTACAAATACCAACTACCGACAGATCCATATTGTCTGCGTGTGTTGGAGATGAACGAAACCACGACGTTGGACGTTTGGCGGGTCGAGGGACGTTTCCTTCTTACGGATGCCGGCACCTGCAAAATTCGTTTTATTGGTCGCCCAGATTCGCTTGGCGAGATCGATAGCTTGTTAGCGCAAGCTTTAGCAGCTCGCCTGGCGGCTGACGCTGCCTACACCCTGGTGCAGTCGAACAACCTGTCTCAGCTTATGTATCAGCTTTACGCCAGCAAGCTGGCCGAGGCACAGGCGATCGACCAGATCGAATCCTCTAGGGATCATTTCAAATCGACACGGTTTGAAGAAGTCAGAAACAACGCGCTTGGCACGGGTATTCGATTCGGGAAGGCGTACTGGTAAATGGCGCGCACCCACGCCATTCAAACCGACTTTCTTACCGGTGAAATTTCTCCCATCCTGCATGGCAGGGTAGACGCGGAGAAATACGCGAATGCTGTCGAGACCTGTGAAAACTTCATTATCAATATGCACGGCGGCGTCGAGAGGCGTGGCGGTACGCATTTCGTTTCTGAAGTAAAAGACTCAACCAAAAAAGTTCGCTTGATTCGGTTTGAGTTTAACCGAGAGCAGGCATACATCCTTGAGTTTGGCGATCTGTATGTCCGGTTTTACACACAGAACGGACAGATTCAGTCTAGTGGTTCAGCCTACGAGATCGCATCGCCGTATACCGAGGCGCAGCTTGCCGAGCTGCAGGTCGCTCAGTCCGCTGACACGATGTATATCGTGCATCCCGACGTCGCACCGTACAAGCTTACGCGCATTTCCAACACCAACTGGACGCTAACCGCGCCGACATTTACAGCACCTAAATGGAACGTGACTGATAAATATCCGCGCGCTGTGTCTTTTCATCAGCAGCGTCTTTGGTTTGGAGGAACTGCAGGCAACCCGCAAACGCTGTATGCCAGCAAGACCGATGACTTTGAAAACTTTACTGTCGGGTCATTGGCAGATGACGCTCTTGAATACGTCATTGTGTCCTACAAGCTGAACACGATTCAGTGGATGTCCTCAAGTGGTTCCCTCCTGGTCGGCACCAGTGGCGGCGAGTTTAAGGTGTCCAGCGGTAACGATGCACTGACGCCCACCAACGTCCAGGTTACGCGACAAACTTCTTATGGTGGCAAAAACATCCAGCCTCGTCACATCGGTTATCAGACCCTGTTTGTAACTGCTACCGGTACTGCGATTCGATCCTACGAGTACACCTGGGCGTCCGATAACTATGAGTCTGAGGATCTTTTGTTCCTAGGTGAGCATATCGGAAAAAAAATTGTTAAAGAGATGGCGTATCAGATGCACCCGGACAGCATTCTTTGGTGCGCACTTGATGACGGCACCCTGGCTGGCCTGACCTACGATAAGTCGCGCAGCGTCGCGGGATGGCATCGCCACACCACGGACGGCTTGTTCGAGTCTGTTTCGGTAATACCGCAAACGTCGGTCGACCAGGTATGGGTCGTTGTAAAACGAACAATTGGCGGCACCACAAAACGATATGTGGAGTACCTTGATCCTAACCTCCATGTTGATTCCGCGCTGACGTATAGCGGCGCTGCAATCAGCGGAATCACCAGCGGTGGCTTATCGCATCTTGAGGGTAAAGAGGTAAGCATCCTTGGTGACAATGCGGTTGTCCCGAACGATACCGTGTCGAGCGGCAACGTCTCCTTCGGTGGCTTCTCGGTGTCAGAAGCATCAATTGGCCTACCGTTTGTCAGTACCATCAAAACGCTGCGCGTAGAAGGCGGCAACCCGTCAGGCACGTCACAAGGCCGGCGTAAACGATGGAATGAAATTTACGTTCGCTTGTATGACTCTTTCTTTCCCAAGATCAACGGCATTCGGCCACCGGTCAGAACACCGGCAACCGGGATGGGTACCGCAGAGCCAAAAACAACAGGCGATGTGCGAATTCACAATGAGGGTTACGACCTGGACGGACAGATTACGATTACCCAGGACTTGCCTGGGCCAACGCATTTGCTTTCCATCTTTGGAACGCTGGGTGTAGGAGGCGGCTAAATGGATCCAGTAACCGCGTTTCTTGTAGGCGCCTCAATTGTCCAGGGACTTTCAGGCGCATCAGCTGGAAGAAAAGCAGCTAGGCGTGCTTTAGAGGTGGGTTCGTTAAACGCTTCTGACCTTCGCGAGGTGGCTGGAGCTAACGCATCTGAGATTGAGCGCATTGGCGCTTTGAATGCCGGAGCCATCCTTGGCGCCGCTGATGTCAACGCACGCAGCATTATTGATGTTGCCGAAGCAAACTCTCTGGCAATTCTTGATGCCACAATCGAAAACATTGATCTTGCAAAGACTGAAAATGTCGAGATGCTGCGTCGTCACATTAAGCAGGATCAGGCACTACAAGGCGAAATCAGAGCGCGTACCGGCGCCAGCGGCATTCGAGTCGACCAAGGTTCCCCGCTTGAAGTCTTAGCGGATTCTGCGATTGATGCCTACAACGAGCGCTACTACTTAGGCACGATCGGCGTTAAGCAGATTGATTCGATGGCGAATGAGGGTATTCGTCGGGCTGATCTCACCATGCTGGATGCTACGCAGCGCGCACAGACCATGATGCAGGTAGCCGGTATGCAAGCCTACGTTACTCAGGAAGAGGCTTCCGCTAACGCTCGAATTATGGTTCGTGACGCGGAAGCAAACGCGGCATCGATGGAGCGCGGCGCTGGTCTTATTGCTTCAAGTATGCGCGCCCAAGCGACTGCAACCCTTATTGGGTCTTTAGTCCAAGCTGGAGGCTACTACGCGCAATACGGTGGTGGCGGTGGCAGCACAACCGGTACAAGCCTTAGCTCGTTAAGCGGTTACGGAGGCTCGTCAACTGGCCTTAGCTCAGGATTTTAATTCGTATAACTATGCGCATACCAAAATTTCAATACACGACTAGTCCATCAACTAGCCGGGCGCAAGTAACTCCTGTTTTACGCTCTGCGCCCACAATGGTCACCCCGGTGCTACGCAATCCGCAAGCCTATATGCGCGATCCGCGAGCGGGTCAGCGTAATGTGCAGCTTGAAGCCCAGGCCGTATTAGATCAGGCAAAGCCTATGCAGGCGGCGTTCGATGGACTGCTAAAACTTGGAGAGGTATTTGCAAAGGCAGATCTTGATGAGCAGGTAGCAACTGCTACATTAAATTTTAAACATAAAGGCGACGCCTCGGTGTCTGCTCTCAAAGATATGCCTTTAGCTAAGACATATACTGAAGAAGATTTAATTACGGGAGCGGTAGTCACTAAATACGACCCAACGCACAGCAAATCCTTTGAGTCGTTTCAGGCCAGGTTAATGACCGATCGGCAAGCGATTGCCGATACATTGCCGTTCGCTGCTCGTTCTACTTTCTTGTCAGGTACAGCCTCGTACACAGCATCACTGCTGACAGAAGCTGCAGCGGTTAATCAAAAGCAACACATTGAGTACCTGAAGGGAAAAGCGTTGCTCGCTTTTAATGAGTTGGATTCTCTAGCAGATGTAGATGAATTCGCCAATCAAAGCTGGGTGCAAGCGGTTCTCAGCGGGCAAACGATTGCCGACCAAGTTAAGAAACGCAAAGAGTTATTGTCGGTCGATCACTATGGTAACCGGATCGTTAGCGTAGCCGATGAAGATCCCAGCGCTATTGATCAACTCAAAGAAATTAAGAAAGAGTTGAACGACGGTGTTATTCCTGACTTTGTGACGCAAGACGGTACTTTGGTTAGCGGGGTCGTTAGTGATTTTTGGTCGCAGCTTGAGTCAAAACAGAAAATTGATCTTATGGCAAAGATCGATTCAAAGATTGATGGCTTAAACAAGATGTACAAACAAAATCGCCAAGATTTTGTTGATGAGCTGTATGTCAGGATTACACGCGACGCAACTCAATTTAATGAAGATTCGTTTACAGAAATGCTAGAAGACAAACGAATCGACTCTGGACAATATAAAGACGCGGTAGCGCTTTGGCGAGAAGCTTCTTCCGACGGAGGCCCAAAAATATCTGACGCGGCTACGCTTCTTTCTTACGAAGACAATTTGTCTTCCGTAACCAGGACAGAAATCATCGGCGAAAGCGCTCTGACGATAGACGATCGTAGAGCCTTGCTGGAAAAGAAAAGAAAGTTAGAGCGCGACCTGCTCCAATGGGATTCTGCGAGCAACCCGGTAAGCAATAAAGGCAACTTAGCGGTCAAGATGCTTGCGGAGTTCTACGGTATTTCTCCAGAAGGATCTGTCAGTTTTATTAAGAGCGCAGAACAACTTAAAAAGGAAAAAGAGTATTTTAGGGTCCGTTATCAGGAAATGGAGGAAGCCATTACTAATAACCCCGACATACCGCCAGAGCAAAAACCTGCCGCCGCCTTAAAGTTTGTTCAAGACCATATCAACAGGATGTTGAGTTCTCAGTCTACGCCTGCAGCAGCGCAAGCAAAGTCGTCTTCGGATGCGGCACAAGCAGCGCAAATTATCGGGAAGGTTGATCCTGGCAACGCTGGAATGACGTTAGAAGAGTTTGTAGAGCTTCCAGAAAGTGCGACCAAAAAACGAACTATTGAGGAATTAAAGAAAGAAGGCATTGAGATTCCATCGCGAAAAACACCGGCTCCCGATGAGCCTGACGATGCTACTTTGATTGAAGAAAATTTATACGATCTGTGGACTTCGCCGTAGCTATAAGAATGTCAGATATAAATAAAGAAATACGTTCGCAAGCCCTCAACGCAGAGGCGCGCCGTGCTGACCGCGAGAAACATTTTGATTTAGTGTTTAAAGCGCATCAGAACAAAACTGAAAATTTTGTAGATGAGCAACTGGTCATAGATCCTGATTGGGTCCACTCTAGTAAGGTGTTGTTTGAGTGGAATGAGGGTAGGCCGTTTGAGGGTGATGATAGGTTAGCAGCGGAATACGGTTACAACGAGCTGGCAAGGTTTAATAACAAATATTTCAACTCTTCTGAACCCTGGTCTGAAACTGACTCTCGTGAACTGCTAGATCATATGATGCGTTTAAAAAACGCCGGTGATCATCAAAAGGTCGCATTTTCTTATTTGCATGAAGTCTTTGACCAGAAAGACCCGGCTGTTTCTGGATTCCACAATATTTCAAAGCAGGTCGCTGCCAGCCCATCGGATATTTTGACGTCAGCAAGTTTGGTTGACCGATACAGCGGCAGGCAGTCTGCAAAGAACAGCGCCAAATATGTATCTCGGCGTCTTGCTAGAGATGTCATGGCAACCCGCATGGGTGAATTCTTACCGCAAGACGAGATACTTTTTGATGAATCAGATGCAGCGTTGCTTGACGACATTGAAACGCTTTATCCAACCGGCGGGGAAAGACAGCTTTCCGGCAATTGGCGCGAGGACTTTGGATTCCTTGGTAGTGCAGCGTCTGTCGCTCTTGGTTTAGCTAAGGGTATCTACGAAGGTGTGCCGGCTGGTATTCAAGGAATATTGGACTTAGGCGCCGACCTAGATTCTAAGATGCCTCTAGGAAAAGTTGTGTGGGGCCGTGGAAATGGGATTGAGTGGGTATCTCCTGACGACCCGAATTATCAAAACGCTCCGTCAATCACAATTGCTGGGGCTGATGCATTCACCGCCGATGAGGTTGATCCAAACATCCCTAACGGAGAAATCATCGCTAAAGAACTGGCAAAAGGTTTAACGCAATTTATAACAGTGTTTAGCCTCGGGGGTGGCCTCGCTGGACAAATGGCACGAGGTCTGGCTGCTGGGGCGCTTGCCGATGCGACATTCGACCCTCAAGCCGGGAATCTTTCTACCGTTTTAAAAGAATTCGGTGTTGAGAATGAACTGGTTAATTTCCTAGACAGTCAGGTTGGAGAGGACGCAACTCCTGAAGAAAGGCTTGTAGCCCGAACTAAGCAGGCTTTCGAGGGCTTAGGACTTAGCGCCTTAATTGAACCATTCATCATAGCTGTAAAAAGAGCAAAAGATATGGGCGCTGGGCCAGCAGTGAAGTCAATGCTGCAAGATGCCGGCGATGCTTGGATGTCTTTGGTTCCTGCCCCTGGTCAGCTAAACATGGGTATTGGTACTACTGGCGGCGCGACCGGGAAACGTGTCGGCACTACTGGTCAGTATGTCGGCGCACCGGCCGGGATAACTACTCCACAAAGCCTCGCAGGTCTAACGCGCAGAGTTACAGAGTTAGTAAAAGAAGGTGAGGCGGGTCGTTATTGGTACGAGCGCAGCGGTGAATCAATCATGCGCGCTGTAAATAACGATCCGGTTGAAGCTGAAAAGATTGCTCAATTGATTGGAATATTTAGCTCTAATACGCCGGTTGAAAACAATATGCAGTTTGCGCTGCAAGCATATTTTCAACACAAGGCGGGAATGCCAATTCGGTCTGGGATGTTCCCAACAGCGATGAGTAAAAAAGCTGAAGCTGTTCTTAATGGCACTCCCTGGGAAGGAAGAAAAACAAATAACTTTTATAACAATCTTATGAGAGTTATTGATCCGTCCCGTGACCAGGGCGTAACCGTCGATGTATGGATGATGCGTGCGTTTGGGTATGACAAAGATTCACCCACAGAGGCACAGTACGATTTTGTCGAGAAAAAGGTTAATGAAATCACTGCTCGGTTTAATGAGAACCTAGCGCCCGGCGATCAACCTTGGGAGCCTCAACAAACGCAAGCAGCCATTTGGGTGGCAGCTAAGGCTAAAGAGCCTGTTAAGGGCAAGCCAGAAGGCATCGGTATAGAAGCGGCCAAGTTTGATTACGCAGATGCAATGGATGCAATGCGTCTCCAAGTTAGCTGGGAGAGCATACCTGGGAGAACGGCGACCCATCTGCCAGAGATGTTTGACGCTCCGTATGCGCAGCAGGTTGAATACCATGTAGCAATCTCTAAAGCATTCCTTGACGATGATGGCGCCGACATTGTCGCCAAGCGTCTTGGAATACTCTCCCCTGGAGATTTTGAGGCACCAGGCTATTTTGAAGGAAAGGTCAGTCCTGGATCTCAAACCGAGGTTATAGCGCCGCGTCAGTATAAGGGGCCAACCTATGGAAAAATTGATGCCTCTATAGAAGATTTAATTAATCGATACGCCGCTGTTCGCGGGGTGTTAATGAAGCAGGACGGAGTCGCCTGGCATCGGCCGTTCTGGAAGTCCACTAAGAAAGACCAAGACGGCGCCGAAATCAATATTGGCAGGCCATTTACTGAAGAAGAGGTTGCCGAGCTGGCGCAACGTGTTGCCGAAAAAGTGGGGCATACCGAGTTCAACCCAATAAGCACCAGAGGCGGGGTCAGATTGATAAATTTTGAGTATATGCAGCCTGGTCAAAATCCCGACGGTTTGGGTAATCTTGATTTTCAAAAAGTGGTAATGGAAGTGATGACTGAGGTAGAATGGGAAGTCGAGTTTGTTATAGACCGATTTGCTACTCAGTCAAATTATTTAGCTAACAACTGGTCAGAGGCACCTAATGGCGAAGGGTATATCCAGAACAGCTCCAAAGGACAGTCCGATATTCTCGGGCAACTTCGTAATATCATCTCGGAACTCCAACCGAGGATCGACGATGTCGACAGAGACTTCGCCGAGCGATATGGCTGGACAATCAATGACGCAATCAACACCGACTTCGGGAGCGTCGAATAATGGCAATTCAAAGCCCACTGGATCTAAATCAGACTGATCAGATCCCCGCTCCAGATGACCCACTAGCGGTCACGCAACCAACCCAAGAAGCCCCGGTCGATGCCGGGGCTTCTGCTTTTCAGGCGCCAGAAATTTCACAGCCGCCTGCTTCTCCTTTTATAGAAGAAGACAAATACCTTATGGCAATGGGTCCAGGTCTTGCGCGTGCTTTAAGAAGCTTCAAGATGAAGCGACAGGCCGTACCGGAAGAGCCGTCGATTCGGATTATTGAGAAAGCCTTAAAACCAAATATTGATATTAACAATACGCCGTGGATTGAAGATCCCCGATTGTTGAGCGAGCAAGAGGCTGGTGAACTGGCAAAGCGAAGAGCGCAAGAGCTAATCGATTCCGACCTTTCGGATTTCGACACCACGCAAACGCATCAGCTCAACATGAGGGCGATAAACACAGAAGAGCAGGTAAAAGCTGTTCAGGCGCAGCTGTCCGAGGCGTACCAAAAAGAAATTGATGCCGCACGCGGCGGCGTTGTTGAAGATGACGTACTGAGATCGTTTGCTAAGGATTTGGAAACAGATCCAGAGTTTATTGCTAAGTTCTTTTCTAAAGGCATGGTTAAAGGCGCGAGTGTTTCAGCACAAGCCTTGGCCTCTAAAAGAATCATGGAAGCTTCTGCGACTCGACTTAAGCAGTTAGCGGCACAGATCGTCGACGGTAGTGATTCAACCCAGGTCAAAGCTGAACTCTTGTATCAATGGGACTTCCATCGCCAGTGGACCGCGCAGTTCATGGGACTGCGAGCGGAGCTTGGTCGAGGTATGCGCGCGTTGCGTGGCGATGTGAGCGCATTAAATGTCGTGAGTCCGACCCAGGCTCAAAAAGATCGTATGCAGGAGTTAGTGAAAACTTGGGGCAACGCTGTTGATGTGAACCAACTTGCAGATCAAATACACAGCAGTAAAACGCTGCTTGGTGTTAATAAGATTGTTAAGGCTTCTGAATCAAAAATGAGTCGCTGGGGCGGGGCTATATCAGAAGCATTTATTGGCTCTTTACTATTTGGCATCAAAACAGCGATTGCCAATACCGTTGGGGGAGTACTAATGACCACTAAAGGGCCGTTCGAAGTAGCCCTGGCAGCACGGCACGGTAGAAACCTCCCAAGTGAAGCGGACCGCGTTTTTATCGGAGAAGCGCAAGCAATGTTGTTTGGGATGTTTAGTTCCTTTACGGATGCGCTTGGAGCGGGTTGGCATACGTTAAAAACTGGCGAGCAGTACGGTGGCGTCGGAAAATTTGAAATGAGCCAAGGCAGGGCGCTTACTGCCGAAGCGCTTAACGTAAGCGGATTAACCGGCGATGTAGTTAACGTGATAGGTAGTATCGCGCGCATTCCAATGGAACGAGTTCTCGGTCCTATGGATGCGTTTATTAAACGCTTAAACGAAGGCGGTGCTTACAACCAGTTAGCTTTTCGCGAGGCTATGAAAGCTCAAATGCTTGAAGGCCTTACTGACGAAGAAACTTTAAAGCGTCTTAACAGCATACTCGATGATCCAGAAGCATTTCGACCAGGAATGTTAGATGAAGTCGTCGATTACGGTTTGTACACCACTTTTCAACGACCTCTTGGTCCTGACGGTCGAAAGATTCAGGACGTTGTAAATAGCTGGGCGTTGCTGAAGATCATTGCGCCTTTTGTGCGGACACCGGTAAACATTCTTAAGGTCGCCTTTGCCGAAGGTACGCCATTAGCAATGTTTCAAAAAGACTTCCGTTATCGAACCATGCCAGACCCTAATACTGGCGCGCCGGCAAATATTGCGAAAGCTCAGATGGCTAGGGCAAGAATGGAAGTAGGGACTGCTATCGCCAGCTTGTTTGGAATGTATGTGGTTGCTGGGAAAATTACTGGCAGTGGGCCTAGAGATCCTGAAGCAAGAAAGCTTTTGCAGGATACCGGTTGGCGTCCTCGTTCGTTTGTTGTGACTAACGATGACGGCTCAAAAAAATACATTCCTTACGATCGTTATGAGCCGTTCTCCTTAACGCTTGGATTGATTGCTGATGCTTTTGAAGTGTTTCAAATGCATCAATATGATGATCTCGATGCAAGCACAGAGGATCGAATGCATAAGCTTGCGACAGCTATTGCTGTCTCTGTGGCTGAAAACACCGTTAACAAGACTTATATGCGAGGCGTCTTCGATGCGGTGAAGGCAGCTAATGATCCAGAGGCGTACATGGTCGATTGGGCGACAGGGGTAGCGCAAGCACTTGTTCCGGCCCAAGGGTTACGTCGAGATCTGCGAAAGGTTGATGATCCTTACCGCCGACAGGCCGAAGGTTTTCTAGAGGATTTAAAAAATAACACGCCGTTTTACTCAACCGAATTACCGCCACAGATTGATATGTTTGGCAATCCAAAAAAGTATGAGAACCCGCTGAACCCCTATGCGTTCATGGATGTCCCGACGGACTACGTTGATGAAGAGCTGCGACGCATCTTAAGTAAAACAAACAAGGCAGCTGTTAAGTACCCAGAGAAAAAACTTTACGGTTCAATTGATTTAACTTCGCAGCAGTACTACGAGTACTTATTGACGTCTCGCAAGCTCTTAAAAATGAATGCTGCGTCGACTATGTTTGCACCTGGTGACGTTGCTGAGGGGCAGACCTATTCATTTAAAGAATTTCTTTCTGAAGTTTTGATGAAGTCTGATGGATACCTAAACGCCACTGATTTTGAACGGTTTAATCAAATACGCACCATTCAAAAACAGTTTGATGAAGCTGCACAAGAAATACTTATCAGCCAACACCCAGATCTAAAAGAGGCTAGGGACAAGTTTAGGGTTATTAACCCAATGATAAGACGTGGCGGTGCTGCTGGAGTAGAAGAGGCCAAACGTCAGATACAGGCCGGAAGGCTGCAACCAGGTGCGTTAACTAAAGAAGCGATCAACTCGGTAAATTTTGGAAACTAAAAAATGACAGTAGCAACGACAACAAGCAAGGTCAGTTATACCGGAGACGGTACTAATGACACGTTCGCGTACACCTTCAAGATTTACGCTGATGCAGATCTTGTGGTGTACGTTGGCGGTGTTTTAAAAACTCTTACCACTCACTACACGGTAACAAATGCCGGCGTCGCATCTGGCGGTAACGTAGTTTTCACGACCGGCAACATTCCTGCCGCAAGCGAGAAAGTCGTTATAGCGCGCAGCCTGGCGCGTACCCAATCAAACGATTGGAACGATTACGACCGATTCCCGGCTGAGACGCTGGAAGATAGCGTCGACCGTCTCACGTTCATCTCTCAGGAGCAGGACGAAGAGGCGGCGCGGTCGATCAAGTTTGCTTTGACGGTGACGGATGTTGGCAACGTCGAGGTAACCGGCACCGCAGCTGAACGAGCCAACAAGGTGTTTGGCTTCGACAACGCCGGCAACCTAATCACAACGGTTGAGATCGGAAACTACGAAGGCAACTGGGCGACCGGCAGGGCATACGTCGCGCGGGACATTGTCAAAGACACCTCGAACAACAACATCTATATATGTATAACGTCGCACACCTCCAGCGGTGCGCAGCCGCTCTCAACCAACGCTGACTCAGCTAAGTGGGCGCTTTTGGTTGATGCGGCGTCTGCTACGTCGGACGCAGCCGCAGCTGCTGCCTCGGCCGCTGCAGCTGCCACCAGCGAAAGCAACGCGGCCACAAGCGAGACCAATGCTGGAACCAGCGCAACAGCTGCAGCCGCTTCAGCGACAGCTGCCGCGACTTCTGAAACCAACGCTGGCACGTCAGAAACAAACGCAGCTACAAGCGCGACTGCTGCGGCAAGCAGTGCCAGTGCGGCTGCGACAAGCGAGACAAACGCTGCGACCAGTGCCAGCAATGCTTCTACGAGCGAAACAAACGCGGCAGCGTCTCAGGCTGCAGCTGCGACTAGCGCAACCAACGCAGCAACGTCTGAAACAAACGCAGGGACGTCAGCGACCAGTGCATCGACCAGCGCCACGAACGCAGCGACCTCCGAGTCCAACGCTTCAACGTCAGCCACTAACGCAGCCTCAAGCGCGGCAGCATCGGCGTCATCAGCAACGGCAGCACAGGCTGCACAGGCAGCAGCGGAAGCCGCAGCAGATAACTTTGATGACACCTACCTCGGCGCCAAAGCATCCGATCCCACCGTGGACAACGACGGTGATGCGCTCACTGCAGGCGACCTTTATTTTTCGACAACGACCAACCGAATGCGCGTATACGACGGCAGCAGTTGGTCCGACGTTGCACTTGATGCGTCAACCATCGTCAGCAAGACCTCAACCACGGGTTCTGCGGAGCTGCCCACCGGCACAACAGCGCAGCGCGATGGATCACCGTCCGCAGGCTATATGCGCTTCAACACCACCGACGGATCGTTCGAGGGTTACAACGGAACGGCGTGGGGTGCGATTGGCGGTGGCGCTACCGGCGGCAATGGCGAGGAAGCGTTCATCGAACACGAACACACTATCGATGAGGACTACACCATTCAAACAGGATACAACGTTATCAGCGCCGGACCACTTACAGTCACCGGCGCAATCACAGTCCCTAGCGGATCAACTTGGGTGATCGTCTAATGAGTACTTTAAATGTAAACAGTATTTCTAGCGAGTCTGGAAGCACCGTCACTATCGGCGGCTCCGGCGATACCGTAACGCTAGGTTCGGGAGCATCCTCATCAGGTTTTGGTGTAGCGGTTGCAGGTATTGCAGGCGTTTCAACCTTTACCTCATC